CCCACGGTAGTCAAACATGGTGTAGCACATAGCCATATTGCAAATGGTGTTCTCAGCGATGGTAAATGGATTGCCGGAGAATTGCTTCTCAGTGCCACGCAAAGATGCTGAACCATGTGCATACTGGTAACGCATCACCCAGTTTGCACGAAACTTGCCGTAGTATTCCACGAGATCGCGTGGTGAGCCCATGAACTCGAGCAACGTTTGCGTGATACCGGCAAATGGTTTGCGGAACGATGCGTCCCACTCGCTGAAATCGTTACAGGTCCAGCGATCACCGCGGCAGCGCGTTCTGCGTTCCAAGTACTCGGCGGCGATCGTTTCTTCGCTGAAGTGGGTGGTGAGCATGATCGGTCGGCCGTCACGCAGGAGCGCATGCTTAATTTTGTCGAGAAGAGCGCGTGCGTACACCGCGAATAGCAGGTTGATGCGCTTGCTGACGGCGGTCACGCCCTGACCGACCTTATCTTTCGTGTCAAAACCTACGACCGGATCGAATTTGGTTTGACGCTTGTTAAAGAAGTTGAGGATTTCGTTGAATTCCTCAAACGGCACGTACACCTCCTTAACGGCAGCCGGGTTGGTGTTGAACTTCTTCTGCAGCGCATCATAATACTGGCGGGCACGTTCTGCAAGGAACTCAGGGCTACAACGCAAGTCATTGCGGAGCCGCTGGATGCAGTTCGTCTTACCGTACATAGCCAGCATCAAACCATTCATCAGTTCAGTGTGTATGAACCTGAAGTTCCTTTCGTCCATACGTACGCGGTACTTTTTCGAATATCGCTTGACAAGCGTCTGGATGGCCTCCATCTTGGAATTAGAGACCTGGTGCTTAGCGAATCTACAATCGGTGTACCGATAACCTTTGACCGTCTCCTCTGCGTTGAGGAGTGCGTCTTCAGTGACGGTTAAAACGCCACTCTCGACGGCCGGTATTCTGGCCGACTGTATGGACAAACTGAGCGAGTCCGGATCGTTGGTCGGCTGGATGATGTCTCGCAGCGTCTCGACCGCTACGTCAACCGACACAGGTTGCACAACCAGTTCTTCAGGTATGGTGACCGGGATGTTTTCCGGTTCTTTGACGTTGGTGAAGTGGCACAGGTATGCCTGGTTTAACTCCTCGTAAGTCATCACCGGCGTGCCCTGAATGTGGTAATACCGCTTAACGGGATCAACGTCGCCAGCGAGAACCAGTATGTGCGTCGCACGCGTCATCGCCGTGTAGATAACTTCCGGCTTGTTAATGGCTTGCGAAAGTATCGCTGCCCCGTCGACGTAGAATACGACGACACGGTCACGAGAGCCGGTGTAAGTTGTGATGGTATGCGCGTTAACACCAGCGGAAACCAGTCGCTGCGCGGTGGAGTTGTTGTAGCAGATGACCGGAATCTGAGACTTCGCAAAGGCCAGGATGTCGCCAGCGTACTCGGCGAGCCCTTGCACGACGTCGGACAGCGTGCGTATTGGAAAGTTGTGCTTGAGCCTGATGTAATCCGCGATGTCCTGCGGGATCTTATAGACATCGCACAGATTGTTGCGCACTCCAACATCGTAAACAGTGCTACGCTTCTTGTCTGAGTTGTAATTAACGTAGCCGGTCTGTTCGATGTCACCAAGGACGACAACCCGGTGTTTCGGGTAACAGGCAGCAACGAGAGACACATAATCGATGGAAAACTGCGAAATTTCGTCGATGATGATGTGGGAGTACTTGGCGTGGCTCTGCGAAAAGAACGAATGCGGCGTGAAGCTGGCGACACCGGCACGGTTGTGGCGAGCTCGAAGTTCGGTCGACGGCGCAATAAAGACTGCGTGTTTTCCGTACTTTTCGATGGCCGTAGTGGTCTTACTAGCACTGGCGTAACCAGTGATGGCCTCGAAAGTGAACGTCTTCGGTACCGTAGCAGGCACCTCAGGCTTGAACCTCTTATACTCGCCGTGTACGAAGAACTCGTGCGCAAAGTCAATGACCTTGCAATGGTAGGCGGTGTGCGTGGTAACCGGCCTATTCCACTGATCGTAGCACTTGAAGAAGTCAGTAGTGCCCAAGTTGTAACCACTGAGCAAGTAGTAGCGTTCTGTGCAATCCGGGTTAACATAGAACTCGGTGATGTTGGCGAAGCGGTGAGCAAGCTGCCACAAATGATGCGGGTTGGCAAATGACTTGCTAAGCAGCATGCCGTTGTCACGTAGGTGCTTCACGGCTTCATCGTTAATCTCGTCAAGGAGTTGCTCACTATTGACAGCACGTGCAGCGTCGTTAACGATGATGTCAAACTTACG